TGCTTGGAATAGTTGCAAGTGTGCCGAGTCCTCAGAGATTGTGCCCTCGATAACCTTGGTACGCAGTTCGTCGATTTCGCTGGATGCCTTGATAGTATCCTTGAAGCTCGAAAACAGGCGGTCAACACGACCCAGACGAACGGTTTCCGTTCGTACTGACTGAATTGCTGCGTTCACTAGCGAGTCACTGCTAGGCATGCTTGGTGTAGGCTTTTGTGTTGCTTCAAAGGCACCACGGAGATTTGTAACTTGGGAATCATCCAACGTAGACGAATCAATACCACAAGCCGACAACCACTTTTCAAATTCGTTCATCAAAACACCCCGTTTCGGATTATGTGCGGCAGCAATCGAGGCACTTGCTCGTTCTTCGTCCGCACCCAAAGCCACTAAACTTGTTTCTTTCCAAAGGAAAGCCCTTACAACGTGCAAGGGACCAACATGCTCTCGACCATTAACCATCACTTTAGCACCAGCCTCTACGGTTTTAACATCTGTCCGAGTATTCGGGATGCTCCCACCAATGCTGGCCTGCCATTGGAAGCCGTTCTTTTGAGCAGCGACTATTTTGCTGCTATCTTCACCCTCAACGGACAGGTGCCCTGCAATTTTCAAGTTCTCACTTGAGATTACTGGGGCACCGTGGCCGATTGGACGCTTTGTATCATGGTCACGCAAAAGCGGTAGCTGTTCGCCCATCGCTTTTACACCTTTCATGTCAATAACGACAGGATTGGGGAAATTGCCCAAGCGTAACTTACCGCCACCGTAGGCATTCACGTTGATAGCAGGGATGCCACCAAGTACGGATGCTACGATATCGGCTACACCGGCAGCAAAAACAATGTCAACACCGGCTACCGATGCTTTAATTGCTTTGCGTGTCTGCCGGTTGCGGCGTAGTTGCTGATTGTTTGTCATTTCCTGCGTTCCCGTTCTTAAAAATTGCAGTGCCTACTAGCTCTCGGTACTCGTCTACAGTGATACCGAAAGATTGAGCCGCTTTCATGTCCTCTACGTTTACGTCTAGCCCCTTTGCAGCGTACTCGGCCCCTCGGTGAGTAGTGCCAGAGGCTAGCTTAGTGCGTTGTGCGTCAGCTTCTTTGGTCTGGTCTGCATCTTTGAAGCCATCCCAATACCAAGCATGTGGTACTCTACGAACCATGCCCATTCGACCGTATCTATCGTTTAGGTCCAGTACCAAGCTAGTTGTATCAGAGGTTAGCTCACCGACTACGGCGGCTTCTAGCAGCCAGTCAGCGAACATCTTGTCGAGTACCTTCATGCCAAAGTACGACTGTTCAATCGTTACTGACTTCTGGTAGGTCATGTGGTCAAGCCGACCACTAGCGTAGTTGTAATCAGACGAGTCAGCCGCAGCGATGTTGCGAGGCATATTAACCACACGGGCTATCTCGTTGATTAGCTCTTGCTTGAACATGCGGTAGGTTGTCGTAGGGTGCTCAGCCGAGAACTGCCTGAGCTTCCATTGATTCGGTAGCACCGTTGCCGAGTTTCGATCAATTGGAATTGCTTCCATGAATTTCTCGAACGTAGATGCTGCATAATCTGCTTCTAGTTCCTCTGGGATTGGTGCGTCAGTTTCGATAACTTGCGAGACGCTCGCAGCAGTTTCAGCAGCGGCTACTGTAGCCAGCGTGAATCGTCGCAAGAAAGCAAATAGCGGCAAAGCCGCAGCGAACTCGCTAACTCCGTGATGCTGTCCTGGGCGGTCTTGCCGGAAGATATGGATAATTTGTGCGGTAGTGTAGGTGTTGTATTCCCACTGCCGGTTCGTCCAGTAGTCGCTACCTGGGTGACTTTTAAGTATGTCATAGGCGTATGCGTTCCCAAACCGATCTAGGTGGATGCCGTCAACATAATCAGGACGCAAGATTGTATTTAGATTAGGCGTAGTCAACTGGTCGCACTCGATCAACTGGTAATCTAGTGTCACCGGCTCTCCGGTGTAGACGTTTGTTACTGCCCTGGCTATGGCCTCACCATCAACCATCTTTGCAAGTCGCATCGTCTGCAACTTCTGACGCAAATCGACTGCTTCAAACCAGTAGTTCCACTGACGCTCAATTTCGTCATTCAGTTGGTTACCAGCGAACTGCAATTGCAGTTTTGGCCCTGTCCCGATTGTGTCGTTAGCTAGTGTCTGGGCTATACCCACACCGTAGCTGTTGTTCTGGTTCACTTCATAGCGAGCCATCGAACGAATTGACTTACGCACATCGGGGTTAAGAGAGGCATCGGCAGATAAAACATCTGTCCACATCCAATGCCTAGTATTTTCCGGTGTCCTGGCAACAGAGTCATACGAAGCTCGAATGTGCTTGCGTACCGACTGACGTAATTCATCAAGGGCAGGTGGACCCATGCCCGCTGCCGTCGATTCAACATAGACGGGCGATGTCATGCGGTGGATAGCTGCACGAATCTTATCTATTACCAACCTGATGCCCTTCCATCGTGAGCTACCAAGCGATGCCCGCCAATGGTCCTGAGAACGGCAGCTACACCACCTTTGGTTTTCATGGCCTTGTTTTTGCGTTCCCAGTCGGCGGCAGCAATGACGTTAGGCAAAGAATGCCCAGTCCATGCCCCTTGGTCACCTTCAACGCGAATAGGCCCCATGAGGGCTAGTAGTTCTGCAATAGAACTGCCCGAGGAAGTTACCACTGTTGTGTCGTTAATTGGGGTTGCCATTCAAGAAATATAGAGCTTTTCTTGTAGCAGTGCAAACACCTACAGTTTCCACTAATGGAAACAATTAGGGTTTTTTCTTAACTTTCTTGGGAATCTTGAACGGAATCTGAATAAATTCCTGGGTCACGAACGTGTTTCCACACTTTATGCACTTCCGATAACGGCGTTTGGCTTCAAACTCCAACATAGTTCGTTGAATCCGTGTGGACTCGATGCAACCACATTTGGGGCAAGCCAAACCCTTTTCTAGCTCATCGTTCATCGTGAGTTAAACCCTCGTTTTAATTTGGTCTTTTGTATCTCTAAGAGTTTAGCCGACACAGGACTAATCGTCTTACCACCGTCATGGGTAGTTACACCCAAGATGGATGCCAAGGCAGAGTTGCCAACTAGACAGTCAAAGAAGTCATTCTCGACTGTGCCACCAGTTCGGACCTGGGACCACTCTGTCACGTGGTTGCCTGCCTTACCTGTGGAACTCTTGCACTTCTCAAAGCACAGATGTTCGGCAAACATACGATGGACGTGGACGGGTGCATCAAAGAGTACGATAGCTTTGCTTGCCTGAGCATCACAAACGAGACGGTCTGCAACGTAGGACTTCCAAAAATTTGTATCGTAGAGCATTTCTCTGCTGCCAGATTCCTTGGGCGTAACTAGCTTGCAGTTCACCCCTTTTTTGTCCTTGCGGTCTAGCTTAATTTTCTGCCACTCTTTAGAGTTGCTGCCTATGTAGACACCCATTGATGGGACCATTCGAGCCCGATGCGGGGACTCACGAACGAATCGTCGAATGATCGTAGTGCTCTCACCCCAACGGCAATCAATTGCTAGTTTTGCGATTTGATGGACTGACCCATCCTCAGCTTTGTAGTCATTCTCTAGTATTGCTCTGGTTAAAGTGTTCAAACCACCACGTAGGAAGGACTCTAGGTCGCCCCCGAACACATCTACCAACTTGTGGGCGACCAGAGATTTAGACCAGTAGCTACGTTGTTGGTCAGGGCATGCACCATAGTCGATAACGTAGCCTCTGCCCTGAGTAGTCCACGCTACGATTGTGTAATAGAGTAGGTCTTTCTGTACGTCGATGAACGCCGTAATAACTTTCGTCTCGACCGGAACGCGAGCACGGGGCAGACTAGTTGTCCGCCTCACTATGTCCTCAGCGTTCAAGACGTAGGGGGCTACCGATACCACCGACTGTGGCGAATTTTGGTACTCGGAGAAGAATACCCCAGGGTCACGATAGTATAGGTCCATCGCGTGTTGCAGTGCGGACAAGTCAGTAGTGGACTTGCGTGCTTCCCAGTAGACTCTTGCCCCTTCATGCAGTTTATCGAAGTTGTCCCGTAAGAACTTCAACGAGCCTGTTGCCGGTAGCTTGTTCGATATTTCATCTACTCGTATGTCGTTGTAGTGGTCCCACCCGTCTATCCAAGTGGGCCACGCTTTAACCATCGACACGGTGGAGCCTGACCAGTCAGGGCTATGTACCGGGCTTAGTATTCGGTCGGCTAGATCGTTTTGGTAAATGACAGTGCAGGTACAGAACCCCGCGATTTTCACGCCGGGACCTGACAGTCCAAGAATGTCGCCCATCATAATTTCGTGACGCTTGGTGACCTGTGAGGGACTGCTTGCTGAGGACTTGGTTTGTGGGTCGTCGATTAGAACAAGGTCAGGCCGGGCAGTGCCTCCAATTAGAGTTGCTTTCTGTTGCCCTCGTATCTGACCAGTGATACCAGCGGTAGAGATTATGGCACCGTTTGACGCTGAGCCTGGGCAGCAGCCGAAGTCTATCCGTTTAAGACCAAACTCTACACCTGTGGAGTCGCCATCGCAGTGTTGACCAGGGGCACGTCTTGGTTCACCAGCTAGCTTTCTTAGGCAGTGAATTTCTAGGGCGTAGTCCTCAGCTAGCAAATCGTTGTAACGTAGCTCGGTCTTGATTGAGGCCAAATTGTTTATGGACGCAATTTCATTCGCACCTACGATGCAAACATACTTCCGGTGACCGGAGACGATTGCCCATAGTGCGGCCCTCAAGATGATACTGGACTTCCCGCTAGCTCTAGGCATAGCGATTGCCTTTAAGCCACCACTGATTACACGACTCTGAATTTCCTCGATGATCCGTAAATGATCTGGTGACCAGTTGAGTGTGAACGTAGAAGGGAAGTACGTTTCGAGAAAATGCCGTAGAGAATTATCTGATGCCGCCCGCCTAGCCGCATTTGCTGGTGGTGGGGGCAATGGGGCTATGTTGTTTTGGTGGTAGATTACT